AGATAGAAGCTCAAGAAATTAAACCAGTCAATACTGCTGATTTAATTAAAAGCTCAGATGATCTTGTTATCTCTGGATCTAAAGTTGCTCCAGTTTTAACACCACAAAAAGTAATTAAAAAAACAGTTTCTGCTCCAAAATCATCTAAGCAAAAAGTAGATGAATTTTTAACAGAGGAAGAAAGAATTTTAAATGAAGCAGATCTTTCTCCACAAAAACAATTAGACGAATTTAATATAAATACATTCAATACAAGTGAAGATGTATTAAGATCAGTTAATGTTATCTCAAGACAATACAAAGATGATATTGCACAAAGAACCAGAGGAACTGTAACCTGGAAAGAGACAAACGAATTAGCTGAGATCCTTGGAGAAAATGCTGAAACATTAGCTGGTAATTTATTAAAGCTTAGACCTGGATCAGCATTAAATGCTACTGAATTAAAAGCTACCAAGAACTTAGTTATTTACCAACATAAGAAATTAACTGAGCTTGCTAAAAGAATGAGATCTGAAGAAGCTTCAGATAAGCTTGCTTTAGAGTTTGCAAGACAACATGCAGTAACTGCACAATTAACAAAAGTTTTAAAAGGTGCACAAACTGAAGTAGCTAGAGCTTTAAATATTTTAAAAGAGCCTGTTCAAGAAGGTGCAATAAGAAATTTATCTTTAGATGAATTAAATAGAAGTAATATCTTGATGCAAGTTGGTGGTAAAGAAGCTATGCAAAATGTAGCCGATCTTTATTTAAGAACACCAGGATTAAGTAAGAAGATTACATTTACAGAAAAAAGTATTGCTGCAAAAACTTCTGATGCTTTAGTTGAAGTATTTTTGAATAATATCTTAGTTGGAATACTTACACATGTTAAAAATGTAGGTGGTAACTTCATATTTAAATCTATTCAAAGAGCTGAAAGAAGATATGCCTCTAAAATGTATGGTGGCAAAACAGTAGATAGTGTTGCTGAATTTGAAGCAGATGCTGCTGCATTTGGAGAACACTTAGCAACAACTAATATGTGGAGAGCATTTAGTGCTGATTTTAAAAAATTAAGTTTAAAAAAACCTCTTCAAAGTTACAAAAATTTTCCAGGCATGAATAGTGCAATTGCTGGAACTAAATATGAAGCTCCACCAGATGCCTTTTCAGCAAGAGGATTTGGTATGAAGCAAGAAAGTGTTTTAGGTAAATCAGTTGATGTACTTGGAAAGATTTTAACTTTTGACAGACTGCCATATAAGTTTTTACAAAATGCAGATAACTATTTTAAAAATGCTGCTTATCAAAGTGAACTGTATGCATTAGCTTACAGAGAAACTTTAAAGTTAGTTAAGTTAAATAATATCGCAAAAGAAAAAGCTCCAGATGTATTAGCATCATTAATAACTAATCCACCTGAATTTATGACAAAGGCTGCTTATGATGCTGCCTTAGAAAAAACTTTTCAAACTCCATTAAGCAAAAGAAATGATGCAGTTGGAGATATAACAAATTTAGTTTCAAACATTAAAAATGCAAAAGTATTAAATCCAATAACAATTATTACCTCTCAATGGTTTCCTTTTTTAAGAACTCCAGGAAACATTGTTGGAGTATCAATTGAAAGAACTCCTTTTATGGGAGCTAACAGAGTTTTAAGAAGTTATAGAGAAGCTCTTGCTAGAGGTGGTGCTGATGCAGAGATGGCTAAAGCTAAAGCTGCAACAGGCTGGGCTTTTATGGCAACCTTTGTACCTCTTGGTTATTTTGGTTACTTTGGTGGATCTGATGCAGATCGATATGCTGGTAGAGATAAATATTTATTAAAGCAAGCAGCTGGCAAACAGCCAAAAAGTTTTAGGTATCATAATTTTTTAAAAGAGAATTTTCCAGAATTTGCTGAACTAACAGGCTTAACAGGTAACAAACTTCAATTAAGTTTAAATGGATTTGAACCAGCTGTTTTATTAGCTTCTAATGCTGCTGATATTGGAGCAATTCTTGCAAGGTTAAGAGATGATTGGCGAGGTTATGATACTGATAAAGTTAGAATGGTCTTAGATTTCTATTCTGCTTATGCAGTAGCTTTTGGAGAAAACATTTTAAACTCTTCAGTTTTATATGGCTCTTCAAAATTAATAGACATGATCTCTCACTTAAAAATGTCTGAAGATAAAGACATGGTTTTAAAAGAGTATGGAAAAAAGATGGTTGCCTCCTCTACTCCATTTATGACTTTTTTAAATCAGTTTGAAGATTTAGGTAAAGAAGAAATTGAAACAGAAAAATATGGAATTGTTAATAAAGATGATTTCGTAAAATTAAATATCGAATTTAAAGATATGATCCAGAAAAACTTTCCTGGATTTGAAAATGATTTACCTTTAGATGTTGATTGGCTTGGAGATCCAAGACCTAAGTTTTCTGTATTATCTTCTTATACTGAAGATCCAATAAATCTTGAAGCTGCATTAATTGGTTATGAACCAAGACCACCAAGAAAGAAAATTCAGATTACTGTTGAAAATGTAAAAACTAAATATGGAGAACTTTCATATCCAATCACAGTAAATGTACCTTTAAAAAATAAAGAATATGCTTTGTATGATTATAACATCGGTATTAATACAAAAAAATATTTAAAAGAATTAATCAACTCAGATGAATACAAAAGCTTAACTGATAAAGTTGAGAAAAAAGATTTATTTGCAGAAGAAGTAAGTTTTGCAAAAAGAGAGATTACTGAAGAATTTAAATCAGAAACTAATCCTTATTACAACGATATTTATAAAAGAGCTACTAAGCTTGCTCTTCAACAATGGTCTGAAGAAAACAATTTAAAGATGGAGTAACAATTGACTATATCAACAACTACAATCAAAAACAGTTATAATGGAGATGGCTCTACAACAGCCTTTACTTATACTTTTAAAGTAGCTGATCAAAATGAAATTGAAGTAATCATTAGATCTTCCAATGGAACTGAAACAGTTAAAACTTTAACTACTCACTATACAGTTAGTGGTGTTGGTAATGCTGGTGGTGGTACTGTTACATTCACATCTGGTAATATTCCAGTAAGTGGAGAAACAGTAGTTCTTAGAAGAGATACAGATATTACTCAAACAATGGATCTAATTGATAACGATCCAATGAGTGCTGATACGATTGAAACAGCACATGATAAGTCTATTGCTATTGCACAAGAGCTCCAGGAGCAGATTGATAGATCTATAAAACTATCAAGAACCAATACAATGACATCTACAGAATTTACTGTGGATGCAACAAACAGAGCTAATAAAATTTTAGCATTTGATAGTGCTGGAGAAATTTCAGTTACTCAAGAACTTGGAACTTATAAAGGTACAGATGCAACAACGACTACTGCTGCTTATGTACAAAGAGATATTATTAAATCAACAACTGCTGCTCAGCTTAACAATGTTTATATTTGCGTAGCTGATAGTGTTGTTGGAGATTTATTAACTGATACAGATCATTTTGAATTATTAGTTGATGCTGTTGCTGCTGGAACAAGTGCTACAGCTGCTGCTGCTAGTGCTACTGCTGCCGCCAGTTCAGCTTCTGCTGCTGCTTCATCGGCTTCAGCTGCATCTACTTCAGAAACCAATGCTGCTTCTTCAGCATCGACTGCTTCAACACAAGCTACCAACGCATCAAACTCTGCTTCAGCTGCTTCAACTTCTGAGACAAATGCTGGAACATCAGAAACCAATGCTGCATCCTCTGCAACTGCGGCTGCTTCTTCAGCAACCTCTGCTTCTGGATCTGCATCAACTGCAACGACACAGGCTAGTAACGCATCGACTTCAGCTACCAATGCAGCTACCTCTGAAACCAATGCAGCTACATCGGCATCTACTGCTACTACTCAAGCATCCAATGCTTCAACATCGGCTACCAATGCAGCCAACTCAGCAACGACTGCAACTACTCAAGCTACCAATGCTGCCAACTCAGCTTCTGCTGCACAAACAGCTCAAGCTGCTGCTGAGGCTGCTGCTGATAATTTTGACGATACATATCTAGGAGCTAAAGCTAGTGATCCAACACTTGATAATGATGGCGATGCTTTAAATGCTGGAGATTTATATTTTAACACAACAGATAATGTCATGAAATATTACGATGGTTCTTCTTGGAA